TTGACAGCACGGTTGCCGCCGGCTCGACGTATTCGACAATCAACTGCGCGCTCGCTCAGGCCGCCGGCTACTTTGACCAAGGAACGCTGACGTTCCTGACCGGCGTGCATGCAGGCGAGTCACGTACTATCCGAACCTATACGCCCGGCGTGTTCAACGTGTCGTTCCCATTCAGCAGCGCTCTGGCGCTGCCGTCTATCGGGGACGCCTTTCAAGCGTTCCCTGGGTGCGACAAGACGCAGGCAACGTGCGACACGAAATTCAGCAACCTACAGCACTTCCGTGGATTCCCATACGTTCCTGTCCCAGAGGTTTCCTACTGATGGAATGGCGCGACAGGATCATCACGGCGGCGCGTTCGTGGCTTGGAACGCGATGGCACCACAACGCCCGCGTGAAGGGGGCCGGCGTCGACTGCGGGCAGTTCCTCATTGCGTGCTACATCGAGGCCGGGCTTGTTGCTGACTTCGAAACGGGGCAATACCCGGCGGACTGGATGATTCATCAGGACGGCGAGCGCTTCCTTGGGTGGGTGTTGCAGTACCTTGATGAAGTTGCGGCGCCTCTCCCCGGGGACGTGGCGGTGTGGAAATACGGCCTGTGCTATTCGCACGGGGCGATCGTCGTCGACTGGCCGCAGATCATTCACGCTTACCGCCGAGAGGCTGGCGTCGTACTCGGCGACGCAACCAAGGGGGAGGTCGCCAGGGAGCATCAGCCGGGCGGCGGTAGTGAGCCGCGCGAAGTTCGCTTTTTCTCTCGCGCGGGGAGGCTGTAATGGGCTTCCTGTTCAAGAAAAAAACGATGAGCAGCAGCGAGAACCGACTCGGCGCGCTGCGCATTCAATCATCGACCAAGGGCCTGCCTATCCCCCTGGTCTATGGCACGACCCGGGTCTCGCCCGATATGGTGTGGTACGACGACTTCACGGCGATACCGCACACGACCGAGACCACGCAGGGCGGCAAGGGCGGAGGCGTTAAGCAGCAGAACACGACATACACCTATACGGCCGGAGTGTTGCTCGCGGTGTGCGAAGGGCCTTTCCCCGGCGAGTCGTTCACGACGAAGGTGTGGGCAGACAAGAAGGTAGTGACGCCTGGGGCGCTTGGCCTGTCTCAGTTCGTTGGTACTCTTGCGCAAGCGCCTTGGGGCTACCTGACGACCAACCATCCATCGCAGGCGCTCGCCTACGCTGGCACGGTCTTCCTCGCGGCCGCGGCGCTAGACCTCGGGGATCAGGCTGGATTGCCGAACATGAGCTTCGAGGTCAGCGGTTTCTACAGTACAGACATGGGGGTTGACGCCAATCCGGGGAACATCGTCGCTGACTTGGTGACTTCTGATCTGTTCGGCGCGGCGCCGGGGACACCCCTTAACGTTGACTTGACCAACTTCATTGACTACTGCGCGGCGGCAGGCTTCAAGCTGTCGCCCGCCTACGTCTCGCAGCGGCCGGCGGTCGACATGATCACCGAGCTTGCAATGCTCTGCAACTCGGCGCCATTCTGGTCTGGCTCGGTGCTCAAGATCATGCCGTTTGTGTCGCAGCCGGTGGTTGGTGCCACGACATACACGCCTGACATGACGCCGCAATACTCGTTGACATACGACGACTTTATTGCCGGCGAAGGGGAGGCGCCGGTAAAGGTCTCTCGGCGGCGCAACGCCGATGCCTTCAATTCCGTGCAGATCGAATGTCTTGACCGATCGGGCGACTACAACACGGCCGTGATCGAGGCCAAAGACCAGACCAGCATTGACCTATTTGGTTTGCGCCCGATGCCAATGATTTCTGCGCACGCCATCTGCGACCTAACCGCCGGCCGGGCGATGGCGGAGCAGATTCTTCAACGCACGCTGAATATCAGGAACCAATACTCATTCAAGATCGGCTGGCGCTACGCTCGGCTTGAGGCGATGGACCTTGTTGCGATCACCGATCCGTTGATCAATGGCATGACGGCGCTGCTGGTCCGCGTCATCAAGGTCGAGGAAGACGACGATGGCGCCCTGGCGATCACCGCCGAGGACGTGCATTCACAGATGCCGCTGCCGGGCACCTACGCTTCTCAGGGTTCAACTACCTACAAACCAAACTTTGATGTAGCCCCTGGCGCCCCGAATGCCCCGGTGATATTTCAGCCGCCACTCGAGCTAAGTGGGGTGCCGCAAGTGTGGGTCGGCGGCTCGGGCGGCGTCGAGTGGGGGAGCGCTGAGGTATGGGTCAGCATTGACGGCACGAACTACGCCAAGAAGGGCACGCTGCTCGGGCCGGCGCGGCACGGGACGCTGACCGCTGACTTCCCGGGGTCGACGAATCCGGACACAACGAACACGCTTGCCATCACGCTCGCCGTCTCGCGCGGCGAGCTTGCTTCTGCGCCAAGCGCCTCGGCAGACTCTGGCGAAACGCTGTGCTACATCGGTGGCTCGGTAGGCGGCGAAATAATCGGCTACAGCACTGCAACGCTGACCGGGGCCTACACCTACGACCTCGACACGTACATTCGCCGTGGGGCCTATTCGTCGATCCCTTCGGGCGCCTTGTCTGGTCAGACATTTGTCAGGCTCGACACGGCCATTGCCAAGATCGACCTGCCAGAGCAGTACGCCGGGCAGACGATCAGCGTGAAGCTGCTCAGCTTCAACCGAACAGGCGGCGGCGGCGGCGTTTTCAGTTCTGTCTACAGCTACACGGTCCAGCCATTCGGCGTGATTGTCTACAACAACACGGTGGTCTCGCCAATCGAGGTTACGCAATCGGTCACGGTGCCATCTGGCGCCTCATACACTGCGCCGTCGCGCCTCGTGCTACGCGGCCGCCTTCAAGTCATTGGCCGCCTGACGGTGGCCGCATAACCGGGGTCTCCCATGAGCGAAATTGTCCTGACCAACCAAGCATCGCCGGGCGCGCTCGGGGCCGGCGTTACGTCTCTGTTCGCCAATACGGACGGCCACCCATCCTACGTTGGAAACGACGGCGTGACCTACGTGTTGGCTGGCGAAATCACCGCGCTCACGGACGCCGCGACGATCACGGTGGATGCGAAGAAGGCGCCGCTGCACAAGTTCAGCGTGACGCTTGGCGGCAACCGAACGCTTGGCAACCCAACCAACATGGTCGACGGCGGCCGCTACGTGTTCAAGATCAAACAGCCTTCTGGCGCCCCGACGCGAACCCTCGGCTATGCGAGCAAGTTCAAGTTCACTGGCGGCACCGCGCCGACGCTGACCGCCACGATCAACGCCGTTGACATGATCACGTGCGTCTATGACGCGGCGGACGACATTTTGCTCTGCGTGTTTGTTGCCGATATCAAGTAAGCAACGCAGCCGAATCGGCTACCATTGGGGTAGCTTTCACCGAAAGGATAGAGCCATGAACCTGTCAATCCCACTGGACAAGCGGCGTCATCTAGCCGCAGGCAGCATCGTCGCGATCTTTGCCCTGGTTGCGTGGGTCGCGCTTGCGCCGTATCTGCACCTGCCGAACCGCGGCGCGATGCTCGCGATGGTGATTGCGACGACGGTTGCTGGTGCCGTCAAGGAGGTGTCGGACTGGCTCGACAACCGAGTGGCGCCGGGTAGCCATGAGGTGTCGCTACTCGACGCATTCACCACGTTTGTGCCCGGCGTGATCCTGGGTGCGGTCGCTGGAATCTTTCTCCGGTGACTCCGCGCAAACCAAAGCGGCCAGCGTGGGAGGCCCAGTTCATGGACACGAGCACGAACACGGAGTTGCCTGACCGTGCCGCCTCCCCGGGTGATCCGTTTCATGGGTGGCATCTTGACAAGCGGGTGCCAATCGGTCTGATCCTCGTTTTGCTGATGCAGGGCGTCGGCGCGATATGGGTGATTGCCGACATTAAGAAAGACGTGGAAGTACTGAAGTCGTATCAGGTCACGCAACATGAGCGAGACCAGATGCAGGACATGACGACGACCTCGGGGCAGGCGCTGATCCGGTCAGACATTTCGGCCCTGTCGCTGAAGCTTGACCGCTACCTTGAGCGCAGCAGGCCGTGAAGATCAACGTCATTCGGCACGCGACCTCGGGCGGGGCGACGGTCGGCACCCTGTCGATCGACGGCCTTCCGCAGTGCTTCACGCTGGAAGACCCCGTGCGCGAAGTCGAGGGCGCCCCTGTCGAGTCGTGGAAGATCAAGGGCGAGACCGCGATTCCACGAGGCACCTACTCGGTCGCGGTCTCGCAGAGTGGGCGGTGGGGCAGGCTCATGCCGATCCTGCTCGGCGTGCCGGGCTTCGATTCGATCCGGATTCACCCGGGCAACACGAGCGCGGACACTGAGGGCTGCATCCTTGTCGGCTACGGCGAGGGCACGAACACGGTCGGCCGCTCGCGCGATGCCTTTCGCGACTTCTACGTGCTACTCGAAGACGCGCTCGACGCGGGCGAGCTTGTCACCATCACCATCAACTGAGGATTGCCATGAACCTCAAAGAGTTCGGCTCGGCGCTCGCGCAGATCGGCCTCCCGCTTCTTGGCGCGGCCCTGCCGCTCCCGGGAGGGATGGCGCTAGGGTCGGCCCTCGCCGACTTCATTGGCAAGCCTGGGGCCTCCCTGGCGGACGTGGCGACCCATCTAGGTGAGAGCGCCGAGGCGAGGCAGAAGGCGCAAGAGTTCCAGGCCACGCATCAGGAAACGATGCTGCGCCTGACCGTCGAGGCGGAGCGCGACCGCTTCGCCGCGATGGTGGCCGATCGGCAGAGCGCCCGGAAGGCATCTGTCGAGGGGGGGACCGCAAAGCCGCTGCTCTGGCTGTCGATCCTGCTTCTGATAATCACCCTAGGCACCGAGGTTTCGGTGCTATTCGTTGGCTACCCGGTCGGCCTGCACGACATTATCATTGGCCGCATCCTCGGGTTGATGGATGCGGTCGCCATGATGGTGCTGTCCTTCTGGTACGGCACCACGAGCGCCAGTGAGCGGAAAACAGAACTGCTTGCTGCGGCGCCGGCTATTCCGAAATGATCCGTGCGCAAACCGGTGGACGACGACGGCCCCGGGGGTCTACTGCCATGGCCGGAGTCTCCCGGCAGGCGCCGAGCCGAGACGGCTGAAGACAGGCTTGAGCGCGAGCGCCGGGAGCGATGCCGGGCGGTCAGAAAACGCCGCAACAGGCGCTGCGGGCCAAGGGGTACCGATCCTAGCGGGTCGCTTGGTTGATCGCGCGGGAGGCCGCCCTGGTAGCCCTCTTGCGCACGATTCGCTTGAGGATCGCCGCCGGGCCGCGCTGAGCAGCGCGAATGTCGCCAAGGAGAGACGCGATGCGGTAGAGAAGCGATCGGAATGTCATGGCCCAGCATACCGCCGTTCGTCGGCGTCAGCCTGGGATTCGGCCTCGCGCTGGCTGTCGTCGTCGAGCTTGACCCGCCCGCATAGGTAGCAGCGGAGCACGCCGGTCATCGGCACGCGCCCGGTGTAGCGGAACTGATGCGGGACGCCGGGGATCGCCTGCCCCGGGTTGTGGAGGCAGAGGGCGCGGTAGCAGATCGTCATGGTCATTCTCCTTGCGGAGTCAGGCGGGCCACCATACCGGGGTACCGCTGACAGGGGATTCGGCTGCACCGAATGTCGAGGCGGCGCCGAAAGTCGCAGCCATTGCACCCGCTGCCGCTGCCGTTCCTGTCCGGCGTCCCTGGCACAAAGACGTAGGCCGGGACCGGCGGCTCGCCCGGGCGCGGTGGTGACGTGTAGCTCATGGCGTCAACCTCCAATGTCATCGGGGTACATGCCGCCGGCCACAGGGTCGTTCTCGCCGGGTAGGTGCGACAGCGAGACTTGTGGTTCGGTGAACCCGTTGGAGAACATGACTTGCCGAGCGGTCAGCGCGCCAACCTTGTCGGTGATCCACGCTCGCGCGGCGGCCTCATCCGGCACGTTGTCGAGAAAGCACTTCATTGACTGCCCGGCGAGGACGCTACCGCGAGGGTAGGTGCCCCATCCGAGAATGTCGATGCCGGCCATCGGGCCGCGGCCAAACCGCAGCGTGAGGTAGTTGTATTTCTGCCCGGCGATGATGATGCTCATTTCGCGGCCCTCGCTTCCTGCGCGGCGGCCGCGGCGCATTCCAGCGCATGGTGGTTTTCGAGGACAAACAGCATCTGGTCGCGGGTCAGGCCGGCACAGCGCATGGCGTCGGCGCTGAGCATGTTGAATCGGCCGACTTGGCGGACGCCCTCGAAGGCGGCGAAGTGATCGAGTTGGAGTTCAGTGAAGTTCATGGCCCGCTTTCTGTGTCTCGTTTAGGTGTAGAGATAATACCTAAACGGTAGCGCAGCGCAAGCCTTTTTTGTAGGTGTTTTCCCTAAGTTTGCGAAAAATTCCATCGGCAGCTATCTCGGCGGCTTCAAGATGCCGAGACGTATCGTTTCGAGTACAAGCTCGGCGCGGTTATTGACGCCGAGCCGCCGATGAATTGCTTTCAAGTGATCGTCAACAGTGTGCGTGCTGATCCCGAGCGCGACCGCAATCTGGGCCTTGATGTACCCCTTAGACGCGAAAACGGCGACCTGCTGCTGGCGCTCGGTCAGGCCGGTAGGGTTGGTCATGGTGTTTCCTTCCCGATGCCGTGAGCGGCTTCGATGGCGCGGGCGAACTGGCGCGGGACATTGGAATTCCCTTCCCCAAGATGCC